TGCTACCAAAGCTTGTATCGGCATTCTCGCCCACATAGCGCCACCGTGTATATTTTCATCTGGATAATCTTCTAAATCTGTTTCGCAACCAGTAAATACAACTTGAAAAGATAAAGAACGGTCAGGTATTGTATTTACCGCAATAGCTAAAGCATGCAAATATTCGCCATGATATTTTTGATGATTAGCAGTAAATTCTTTTCTTACCCAGCATTTAAACTGAGGTATGTTTGATATTAAATAAGACATAATTATTCCTCCCAATTATGTAATCTAATTTTATCTTTTTGCGGGGCCGCCTCTTGACATATATTTTCCGCCTTTAGACATGTATTTAGTTTTTTTGGCAGGGCCTCCATTAGACATATATTTTCCACCTTTGGCCATATACTTAGTTTTTTTAGCCGGGCCACCATTAGACATGTATTTGCCACCTTTTGCCATGTATTTAGTTTTTTTGGCTTCATCACCTTTTTTCATGCCTACTGGACCGCCTGCATAATACTTAGTTCTTTTAAACATATAATTCTCCTAACTGATTGTAGTTACTTTTCTTCGGTCTTGCATAACTTTACCACAACCTTTAGCTATAAAACCACCATTTCTGAGTTTTATCCTATTTTGTTGTTCTATTGCGCCACCTAAAGATTTTTTTTGCCAACTAACTCTTTTTGAGCTTGTTTTCTTTTTTATAGCTGCTGCAGCACCTTTTTTCTTACATTGAGCCATCGTTGGTCTACAAGCAGGGTAACCTCTTTTTTCGCCTTTTTTTCTTCCGCACGGTTTGCCTGTTTTACAGTCTACCCAACCTTTACCTTTGTTGCGTGAAAACCATTTTCTTAAACCTTCTTTAGCCATTATCTTCTTCTGTTTGCCATTACAGCGCCTTGCCCTCTTATATTTTTACAAACCACACCGCCTGTGGATTTTTTTACTCTTTTCTTTCCTTTACCGTAATTTGCAGCGCCTACTTTTCTGCATTGTACCAATCTGCCAGATGCATATGCACTCGGCCAAACTTTCGCAGTACGTTTTACTTTGTGATAACAAGCATCTTTTTTTGTTTTACTTTTCGCCATAATCTAACTCGTCTATATGGTAGTTAAGAGTTAACTCTTCACTTTGTTTTATTTTTTTCGTTGTAACAACATTATAAACTTTATAGTCATCCCAATCTAATTCTAAAACTAACTCGCAATTTGAATCAACATTATGATTTAAAAAACCTCCGATAGAAGTTCTAACAAAACCAACAATAATAGGTATTTTTATGTGTGAAACTCCTAAATCAAACCCCTCTTCTATATCTTCTAAAGCAAATAAACCCAAACCTTCTATTGTGCTTTTTTTAACAGTTATACAATCAGGCAAAGGCTTGTAATAAAATTTGTTATAAACAGGGTACATTACTTGATTCTACCATGTTTTCTGCGTATCGCATCTTTACCTCTTCTAAATATTTCTGCCTGCTTTGGCTTACCACCATATTTAGACCTTTGTTCGCCTACAGTTAGTATTTGTATTAGTCTAGCAAAAGGTTTCTTAGTTTTTTTCACTTTTTTTACTGTATCTCTTGCATCCTGTACGGTTGCATATTTTATTGAAACAGTATCTTTTGGGTTTTCATCCGTGTAGAGTCTTCTACCACTACCTTTTGGTTTTTTTCCTGTTCCTTTTTTTGGGTCTTTTTTTCTGGGCATTTGTTACTAATTTTTTTAATACGTTTGATTGTCTTTTGTGTAATTTAGATGCTTTATTAAGCTGTTTTGATACTTTTTTAATTTTTTTTAACATTTCCACCTTCTTCTTGCTTGCCTAATTCTAGAGTTAGGATTGTTTCTAGTTTTTGCTGAACTTTTTTTGAGTTGTCCTAAAGACCTTGCACAAAAAGATTTTCTTCTTTTTGCAGCTTTGCTACCTTTTTTTACTTTACCTGTTACGGCTCCTTTTAATTTACTACCAGGATTAGCTTTTCTATAAGCCCTGATGCCTTTGCGAGTCATACCCGCCCCACTTTTAGTAGGGCGGTAATTACCGCCTTTACCAGTTGTCCTGCGTATAGACTTAGACTTTTTTTTAGTTTTTCTCGCTGCCATTCATTAATAATTCTTATTCAAAATTAAAATTATTGAATAAGCGTCACCGCTAGAATGACCTACGGTTGTAAAGTCAATATCTCCGGTTTTTCCTGAACCTGCATTATTTGGAATACCGCTGAATCTGTCGTCATAGTATTCATCACCGGTGCTATCAGCTGGTAATGGTATAGCTAAAACATTAGTAGAAGCATCAAACTCTATATCTACACCCATGCCTCTTGTTGCCCAATATATACGAGCAATAGAAACACTGGTGCAAGCTTGACCTACACTATTTGTGCTAAGAGCAGAAACATCTACTTTTTTTACAGATGATTCACCAGTACCATCAGATTCATTAGTAAACTTTAATATTGCTATTCTTTCACCGTCCTGAATGGTTTGCGAAGTTACTGTATCA